ACGGTCTTTCATGTCGGCATGGCTTGCAAGTTCCATTGTGGTGTAATCCATGATTTCACATTCAAAGCTGATCCGGTACATGTTTCCCGCACCTCCCGACTCTTCCCGCCCGACATGGGTGCGTCGGAGCGTGCCGAAGTTCTTCCCCGATTTCCCGTGCAACATCATCCCCAGTAAAGTCAACAGGTCAAGGAAGGACAACGCCTCTTCCTGCATTTCCGCACCTTCACAGGTATCGGAAAAGGTTTCGTAAAACAGCCGGAAATCAATCTGCGTGTGAAGCCGCTGAACGAGTAAACCTTCGTCCTCAATCCCCAGCGTATTAAATTCAATGAATACAGCCGGGGACGAAAAGGGATGTTCTTCATCGAGAAAACTGACCTGTTCATGCCACATGTCGATGTGTTCAATCTCCGGTGTGTTTTCCATCCTTTCCCTTAGCTCGGAATACTCATCCGGAATAGATGCCAAGAATCCGTCTTTGTTTCGGATAATTTCAACCAGTTCTTTGTAACAGTCTGTCCAAATCATAATTATATTGATTAAATATTTGAGAATCGTTTTTCAATTTCCGATGTTATCCATGCGTCCAGCTGTTTCATGAATGCGGCAGATTCACCCATGTACTGACGTTTCGGAATCCTTATCCTGCTGCCCACCTTTTTAAGTGCCATGCCTTTGTAAAAGGAAGCCATTGTAGACAACCGTGCATTGGCTTTATTTTTCCGTAATTCGCCATTCTTTTTCTTTTGCATTGTTCCGGTCGATTTCATGTACAAATACCAAAAATAACGCTTCATCCGCTCCGTTACGACAATGTAACCGCCTTCATTGTGAATCTTGGCATAAGCCAGCGGATCAGTCTGATAAATGATACGGTCTATTCCACGGTTGACTGCATGAATACTGTCACGAAGCTTCCCGCTTTGTATCAACACGCCACGATCCGAACCAACCGTGAGCGACCTTTTAGCCCACGGTGTCAATGATGTATCAAGAAATCCCTGCCTGCGAAAATTCTGCTTGAAGAAGTTCACACCCGCAACTTTCGCGTAGCGGTGAGCATCTTCTACCAGCGTGGATAATTCTTTGAAAAAATCGGGTAATTCAGTCCTTTCCATTTGTATTTCAAAATAAAATTGTATATTTGCAATGTTCGCGGCTGTAACAGGTCAAGAACTCCCTTCAGGAGTGTCAGTTTCGGCTGTCACTCCTGAAGTTCTTTTAAGAGTTCAGTTACTTTTCCGGTTTTTACATCTTTCCAAGACACCTTCACCGCCTTCCCGGAATAAATGAATATCATCTGCTGTCCGGAGAACTTGTCCCCATACAGTTTGTATATCCCGTTCAGTTTGTTCTGCACCATTTCCGGTTTAATGCTTTCAAATGCATCAAGATTGAAAACGGTGAATTCGCACTGCTGCTTACGCGAACTGTCCAGCCCGTTTTTAATTCCGCCTAATCCCTGAATGTTCTTCAGGTCTGCCAGCTTTTCGTTAATCAAATATTCCGGGTTCTTTATCCCGTCCTCGTTGATGTGCGGGCGGATTTTAATCTTCATGTTCAATTCCTTTGAAATGACACGCGCGCTTTCGACATTCTTAACCAAGTCTTTCGGATCAGCAAAATCGCTGATCATCACTTTCGATTCCGGATCACGATGGTAAGGAGCGTATAACTTGCTCCGTTCCGTCTCCTTCCTGATTTTTGCCAAATGCCCATCAGGCATTGAGAAATAAGGATGTGCGACCGTGAATATCTCACCGGATTGCCCTACGTTGTTCGCAAAGGCATCCGGTATCGTCACAATAGGCGTAGCAGGCGTTTCCGGTTCGTCCGTTTGTTCGGCATAACACCTGCACCGATATCCGTTTGGCGGGTAGTTCTGCAGCCAAAACGGGTCGTTAATAGGTTTTACGACACCATCCAGTATCCTATGTGATTCTCTTACCCGTTCATCCCCTGCAGTCACATACTTCAGGTTAGGCATTATATCCGCATTCTCCTTGAATTCCTGCCATTCACTGGCGCGTCTGCAGCTTGTTTCTGTCGTTTCAAATTCCGTGCGAAGGTAATTTTCATTATAGTCTTTATGAATTGCCATAACCTTTTCCCGGAAGTCCTCATAAGAAAGTTTTTTCCCCTTATCATCATAAAGGGCATCGTTCATCTCCTTAATTTCTTGATACGTCTTCGCTCCGGAGAACTTGAACAAGTTGTCACGTATCCGCTGGGTATCTTCCGCCAGTTCCGGATCATTATAGTCGTCTTTTCCCCATCCTTCAGCCGCCTTCTTATTCAGTTCCCCGTATGTCTTCCTGAATAACTCCTCATCAATATCTCCCGTTTTGACTTTTCGTTCATAAACTTGTTTCATCACCCTGCCGATGATGCCGCTGAAATCATACTCCCCGGCTTCCATGACGGGTGACGTTACCGCTTCATCGTCCGGTTCGGTCTTTTTTTTTTGAGAGTCTGTTTTGGGCTGATTCGGCAATGTTCCTCCCTGTTGCTCACCACCGGGATTTTTCTTTTGACCAATGATCGGAAGCCCCGTTTTCTTTGCGACCTCTTCGTGGTCAAATTCAAAGGTATAAGCCAGCTTGTTGATCGCTTCGATGTATTCCGTAATAGACAAACTTTCCGTGTCGTCCCACTTCAGTTTCAGCCTTTCAAGTGGTTTATATACCGGGCTTATTTTTACCAGTTTAGGGATGATAATATAGTTAAAATAGAACTGGAAAATCATCTTGTCATATTCGTGCCGTGATTTTTCAACACGTTCATGGACTTCTGCCGTACCTTCCCACGCCCCGTTTTCAGTTGTACCCGTCTGACCAAGCAGACGTTTACTGATTTGGTTGTCACATCGTTCCTCTAACGGTAAAAAGGCATTGGTTGTATTTCCTCCGGCTTCTTTCCCATACTCGACCTTTTCATTTCCGGACAGGACTGCAAAGAAATTATTCCTGAAATCCAACATCATCTCGAATAATTCGTCCAACCGTTTTTTATCCTGTCGGTCTGAAGTAACGAAAACAGGAGGAATGCCATATTTTTCAATGTAATTCATCCATGATCCCAAACCCAGTTTCTTTGCAAGGATGATAATTGACAGTTCATTGAGCATCCCCAAAGCCCATGCGTTTCCGAACTGGACATAATAGGGTTCAAGTGCACCGTCCTTATATGACCATCCGGTTTTGTCTGACTCTTCCTTGACGATTATCATCTGTTGCGGGATATAGTTGGACATGGGAACTTCTTCTACATGGCTGATTTCCAAGTTTTCATCAAGATGGGAAATGTCGGCAAGCGATACTCCCTGTAACTGATGTAGAAAACAAATTCTGATAAGCTGGTGAAACCACGGACGATCCAGCAGTTTCTTTGCCTCCTCGTCCTCATTGCCATTGTCATCGACAAGGTTGAATTCTGCCTGTTGTACAGGTAATACACGATTGTCAATCGTCGTTTGTAAATGTTCGTCATTATACAATGATTGGTAGAACCTGTACAGCAAGCCACGTCGCGGATCATCCGGATCGGTTGCCGAAGTTACCGCCATAATCCAATCATCAATGGTCTTTTCCCGGTAGACGACAGCCTGCCTTTTATAAGCAGCACTTGACGAAGATTGTGTCCCACTGCTATCCATCCGAAAATAATACTCATTAAGTACATTCTTCAGACTCATTCGACGAATTGCTTTCTGCTGAAACCAGTTGAATATTTCTCTTAACTTCTTGTACATAACATACCTTTTAAAAGCGGTTTAAAAACTATTTAAAGAAACCATCCGTTGTTCCGTGTATGACCAAACAGAATGGGAGATTCAACATTGCCTTCTTCATCTGTTACCAAAGGAATTTCAGGTGGCAGTGACATGATTCCGTCACGTAACTTGGCAAGTATAAGGTCAGCCCAGTCGTTCATGTCTGATAACGGGTTATTTCCCGTTTTCCGGGCTGCGTTCCGACTTACCGCACGGAAAGCGGTAATGCAGGATATTATCCGGATTAATAACCCCGTTCGTATTGGGGGAATACCGAATATCTTTTTCACGTCATAACGCCCGCTTATATAGGCGGACACTTCACTGATGACAAGATCTTCAATCCCGTTCAAAACTTCCTCGTCTTTTTCGATACTTTCAACCAGCAACCGATTTTGTATGACGGTCGTCAGGTCATCCATGTTGATATACTTCATAGTTACCAAGTGTATTTACGTTTATATCTTCCCGCCTTCCACGGGCGTGTCGCGGGCTCGTCCTCTGGCTGTGGAGGATCAGTATATATTTCAAGTTTCCTCACAGCCTGTTCGTCAGCGTCCGGGCTGTCATCATGCTCTGTCATGCCCGGTTCAACAGCATACAACTGTTTCAAGCCGACAGTAATGTCCGGGCTTGCTTTCAGTTCCTCGTTGACATGCATCCGGGAATTCTGATAATATGGATGCATGCTTATCATACGAAGTATCTTGTTCGTTGTTTTAGGCGTCTGTACCGGAACAAGGTTCAACTCTACACCTGTCTCCGTCTCGGCTTCCCCTATGATACGCTTGACTTCGTCGTTCCAGAATTGGGACTCGTACTGCCAGAAGCAAATAATGCCCTTTGCCCTGAATTCAGCCTGCTTCATGCACATCCATTGTACGCAGAGTTTCATCTTTGACTGCTTTACGAATCCGTCTATCAGCCAAAAATCATTTTTATGCCGTCCCCAAATCTTACATGCGTTAAAGTCACTCGTATCTGTCCCGGCATACGCAATGTCCCAATGTGCCACGATCGCATTCATCGTGTGAAGGTCAGGGAGCTTTCCCCACTTCACCATTTCGGGCTTGAATATTTTACCCTTGACAAGCGGTACGTGGTTATATTCCGCATGTGCCGCGAGAATGCCCATGTCTTTTTCCTGCTGACGATAGAACTGGGCGGAATACATCGATTTCCACGCTGGTTCATACGTTACCGGATCATAAGCCTTCACCAGATGCCAGTCCCAGTCGGGATGCCGTTGTTTGAGAATCGTCTGTACCATCCGGGATGCAAAACGGTTGTTAGCACCTATCAGACGTCTGCGCTTTCCCGTCATGGTTGCCAGCACGTCCGCTTCGATCCAGTCCGCATAATCATCCTGCATCCGGTTGTTTTTGATGGTCTGCGGTGTCTCCAAGTCGTCAATTATCCACAGGTCAGGACGATGTGCGCCTTTACGAAGCCCGCGAACCTTCTGCTTCGCACCGAACGCCTTGCAAATAAAGCCGTTCATCGTTACGAAGTTTCCCTTTTCCCAATATCCCGGATTATACTGCTCGCCAAAGTCGTGTTTCAAAAGTTCGTTTGCCTCGAATTCCGCACGTAAATCTTCCAGCAGGTCACAAGCGCGGTCAAATGTGTCGGAAACGATACACATATAATGCGTCTCACCGTTAATCCATAACCATAGGGGAATGATCACATCGTTCCATACCGATTTTGCAAGTCCGCGTCCCCATTCGGCATATCCTTTATAAATTGGATCGTTCATCACCCTATTGGCATGAGCGATCTGAAAGTCCGCACAGTCTGCGGTCGCATAATGGGGAAGATAGGTTTCGACAAGATACTTGACATCCCGCTTCGCACGCTGTATGCGGTTCATCCGAACTGTCAGCGATTCGTCCGGATCAATCAGGTTGCCCGTGCACCGCGCACGTTTTAACTTCTCCTGATACTCCTTGAGGGCTTTGCTATCTTCGACTTTCATTATCCCAACATTTTTGCGGCTTCATAAAGGTGGTTCTCCTGAAAGTCCAGTGTTTTAAAATAAAGGTCTGCATCGTACACCTTCATCGCATCGAATATCCGGCTCATGACATCAATGTAAATAGCGAGCGTAATCCGGTTCTTTTTGTCCACCTCTTTGAGCTGGTTTCCCCATTGCGCCACACTGTTGTCAAGCGTAGCCGCCTGTTTCCGTAGTTCGAGCACCTTGTCGCTGTCACCTTCCGCAATGGCTTCGTCAATCATGCGCAGCAGCTCCAGTTTTTGGTCTGCAAGAATGTTGATAATCTGTTTCAGGTTGTCACCCTGCTTTTGCGATGAAATAACAGATGCCTGACGCTCTTTTTTCCAAAGTGCGTCATTCTCATTAATCCAGCTTGAAACAGACCTTTCCGACACGTTTATTCGTGTGGAAATCTCCTTGCACGTCATTCCTTCACGTACATAAAGGTCGTGCGCTTCCTTCTTCAATTTACGGTAGTATTCTTTGCTTGGCATATCGCTTCCTTTCGTTTACGCAGCAAAGGTCATATTTCATCATCACCTGTGGAAAACGGCTTTTCATGTTGGAACGTATTCTTTCCAAGTTGGAAAAAATACGTCCTTGTTAACACTGTTTTTTTTCCAAGATGAAAACGCTTTTTCCGTACCCGCCTTTCCTTTTCCAATTTTGCAGTATGAAATTTTAAATATCGCGAAAATGAATCTGACTGCAACAGCGGAAAACGGACGTGCCCGGATTGAACTCAAAGGCACAATATCAAAATGGAGGGAGACGGAAGCGGAATTCACTTCCAAAATTGAGCAACTGATAAGATCAGGAATCAAGGATGTGCATATCTATATCAACTCTCCCGGTGGCGAATGCTTCGAAGCCAACGAGATCGTGAACGTGATCAAGAAGTTTCCCGGCAAAATTACGGGTGAAGGCGGTGCGCTGGTAGCCAGTGCGGCAACCTACATCGCTATCAATTGCACATCGTTCTCCATGCCTGCCAACGGACTTTTCATGATCCATCAGGTCAGCGGAGGGGCATGCGGGAGAGTCGCTGATATTGAATCGGCTTTGGAGGTCATGCGCAAACTGAATGAGCACTATCTGAATGCCTTCCTGTCAAAGTGCACGGACAAGAAGAAAATCCGGGACGCCTGGGAGAAGGGCGACTACTGGATGAGCGCGCAGGAAGCGAAGGAAAACGGCTTTGTGACGGAAGTTACAGGCAAGGCAAAAGTCGATAAGGCTATGGCACAAATGATTACCAACTGCGGTTACACAGGTGAAATTGAGATTACTGACTCTATTAATAACGAAAAATCAAAAAATGACATGGATTTAACAATGTTGACTACCCGCTTCGGAATGGACGCAAGTACCACGGAAGCACAATTCATCGCACAGGTAGACGTGTGGAAGCGTAAGGCAGACCGCGTCGACATGCTCGAAAGACAGGAGGAGGCACGCAAGGAACAGGAAATCGAAAACATCCTGAACAGTGCGATCAAGGAAAAAAGAATCACAGCCGACGTTCGTGACGACTGGAAGGCGAACCTGACCAGCAATTTCGATACCGCAAAGAAGCTGCTCGACGCTATCAAGCCTGTGGAAATGCCGGAAGTTCATGCTCCCAGTCTGACGGATACCACAAACAAAAAGTTCGAAGACCTTCAAAACGATCCGGAGGCTTTGAAAAATATCATGGAGAAAAATCCGGCTGAATACGAACGTCTTTTGAATGACTACATAAAACGTAACGGAAAATAAAATACTAACCATTTAAAAAAAAGAATATGGCACAACCAGTAGACGGTCTTTATTTGAACAAGTACGTCGATCCCCAACTGTTGATCGAACGTCGCAATTACAGGGCGGACTTCATGCAAGTTTTAGGCTCTGTTCCTGCCGGAGCTTTGGCTGCGGACGGTGTACGCAGAAACAAACTGATTAACAATGTCGGTTTTCGCGTAAACAACACGGAAGATTTCGAGCCGAAGCAAATGACCGGAAAGAATTATATCGTACCGTGGGAAATCTACGATACGGAACCCAGTTCCTGTACGGATGACGAAATCCGTTATCTCGCTTTTGACAAGCGCGCTGCTATCCGTGTGAAGCACAATGAAGCCTTTCAGGTCGGTATCCGCAACCATGTGCTGCACAAACTGGCTCCGGAGGATGATTCAAACGAAGAAATGCCTGTTATCCGGACAACGGGTGAGAAAGATATTAATGGTCGTTTGAGACTGTCTTATAAGGATCTGGTCGATTTTGCAACGCTCGCAAAGACGTGGAACCTTCCCGTTACCGATGCCCTGTACATGGTGCTTTCCCCCCTGCACATGGGTGACTTGTTGCTGGATAAGGATGCGTCCAAGTACTTCTATGACCGTACTTTCTACCTTGATCCGGCAACCGGAAAACCGAAAGGCTTCATGGGTATCAAGTTCTTTGAGAATAACGACTGCCCGTTCTATAATGCGGAAACAGCCAAGAAGGTGGCGGAAGGCACAAAACCGTCTGCCGAAACGGACTTTCAGGCAAGCACGTTCTTCTATGCTCCGAATACGTATTACCACATCGAATCCGTGAAATCCCTGTATCGTCCGGAAACGACCGATACACGCAGCAAGAGTCCTACATCCGAATATCGTACCCAAACCTACGGTATTGTAGACCGTATTGAAGATTTCGGTGTTGGTGCAATTTTATCAGGTAAATCCGTATAACGAATTATTTTATGGGAAATTTTACAGGAGTAATCATCAACAAAGTTAATGGCGGGCTGGTACGGGATACCGATACCAGTGACCGCATCATCTTGCTCGTGGTCGGTGGATCGGAGATCGGAAAACTTGAATATTACAAGCCGGAAAACCTCAACGACATTACCGATTTGGAAGCACTTGGTTGGGATGATACCATTGATCTTGAAAACAAGGAACTGGTGCATTACCATACCAGCGAAGTCTTCCGCCTGTCTCCGGAACGTTCGCTGTATCTTATGCTGGTTCCGAAGTCTGAAAAAGTGTCAAGCCTGCTGACGAAGGAAGATTTCGTCAATGCGGTACGTACCATCAACGGAGTAAACACCATCGGTATCTGCTCACTGACTGCGGACGAAACAATCACAGTAGCCGTACAAGAGGCACAGAAGATGGTCAATAAATTCAGGGAAGACCACCTGTATATCGATGCGGTAATATTGGAAGGTGTCGGAAAGTATATCAATGCCATTGCCGATGCTGTCGACCTCCGGAAGTTGGATGCTGAAAACGTCTCTGTCGTGATTGCACAAGACCCGGCACGGGCGGCAAAGGATGAAGCATACCGGACACACGCTGCCGTAGGAAGCGCACTCGGAATGCTGTCTGTCCGCTATGTACATGAAAATATGGGCAGTGTTGATATTGAAAACCACCCACGGACGGCAAAGGGGACAAAGGACTATCCATTGACTGACAAACTGAACGGGCTTTGGCTGGATGCAGCCTTGAGCAATGGCAAACCCTTCTCACAGTTGAGCGTATCCGACCAGAAAAAACTGACTGACCAAGGGTATATCTTCGTCGGCAGCTTTCAAGGGTATGCCGGATTCTTTTTCAGCAATTCATGTACGTGTACGGAAGCGGACAGCGACTATGCATATATTGAATATAACGCTGTTTGGAACAAGGCGGCACGTATTATCCGCAATACCTTGTTACCGCGTGTGAGAAGTAAGGTGAAAGCTGACCCGTCAACCGGATATATCAGTAATACCACGATCAGCAGTTGGGACGCGCTTGTCAAATCCGCACTGGAAACTATGGTAACTTCGGAGGATATTGCAGACTTCGACATTTATATCAATCCCAAACAGATGGCTGTCAGCGACAAGCCTTTCAATATCAAGGTAAAACTGGTTGCAGACGGTATTGTACATGAGTTTGAGATTGACTTGGGTTTCACAAATAAAATCTGAAAATATGGCATTGTTAGGAACATTAATCAACAAGTTCGGAAAAATAGCCGGATGGAACAGCGTCAAGGTTGTCATGCTCGGTCGTCAGGTAGAGGGTATCACAGCCCTTTCCTACAAAGACAGCAAAGAGAAAGACAACATCTACGGTGCCGGTGAATTTCCTGTCGGTCGCGGTGAGGGGAATTACAAGGCTGAAGCATCGATCACCCTTCTGAAAGAAGAAGTGAACGCCTTGCAACTGACACTCGGTTCGGGAAAGCGTCTCACGGATATCGAGCCGTTCGACATTCCGGTCATGTATGAGTATAAAGGGCTTGTCATGAAGGACGTAATCCGGAACGTCGAATTCACGGACAATGGCGTGGACGTTAAACAGGGTGATAAAAGCATTGCCACACAATTCACCCTTCTTCCCAGCCATATCGACTGGAATGTGGCAATGTAGTTTAATAACCGTTTAAAAGACTTTTAAAATGAAAGAAGAAGAAATGAAAATCAAGGCTGGAAAGCCTTACGAGGAACTGACAACGGAGGAAAAGGCTTTGATTGTCGATTTCACAGAGGAAGAGCATACGGAACTGAAACTGAAATACGGAAAACGCCTGAAGCATGTCACCGTACAGGTGGACGAGGATGAACGTTACGACTACCTGATCGTCCGCCCGAAAAAAAACATCCTGCTGGCTATGGCAAAGAAAAAGGATGATCTTGAAGAAGCAAATGACATCCTGATCCGGAACTGCGTGGCGGCTGGCAATATGGAGGCGTTGGAAGATTCTACCGTCTATACTTCAGTCCTGACCGCCATCGGACAACTGATCGCCGGACAGGCGGCTTTTATCAGCAAAGCATAGAGGAATATTCATCAGCGTTCGGTCTTGTCGAGGGAATAGATGCCATCCTGAAAAAAGTATATGGCTTTGACATCCCGGACAAACTGGACGAAGATGAATGGCTCCGGCTCTATGCCGAATACCGCATGTTGCGGAAAACGGAGTTGGAAGAATTTGAAATAGTAATGCACAATGCATTCGCTAAAGTTGTAAACCGATTATTCTCAAAAGACAATGCAAGTGACTCAATGGATATTGGAACTGGTTGACAGGATCACGTCTCCGCTACATGCGGCAACCGATGCAGCCGAAGAAGCTACACGGGTAATCGACGACACGGAGGAAGTGGTTGAACGTCTTGGGGAGACATCGGGAAAAACAGCCGGAAAACTGGAAGGGCTGGGAAAGGGAATGTTCTTTCTCAACCAGCTGAAGGAAGGTGTTGACAATATCCGTGATTCCTTTAACGACGCCATCGAACCGGGCGTCCGGTTTGAAACTGCCGTTGCCGAAATGTCCGGTATCACCAACATGGAGGGGAAGGAACTGGACGTTCTCGCCACCAAAGCCCGTAACACGGCAAAAGCGTTCGGTGTCGATGCGTCAAATGCTATGGTCGTTTATAAGGACTTGCTTTCAAAGATTACTCCGGAACTGAAAAAAGCACCGGACGCGCTCGAAATCATGTCGAATAATGTAATGACACTTAGTAAAACGATGCAAAATGACGTCCCCGGAGCGTCTGCAGCCATGTCCACCGCCATGAACCAGTATAAGGTTTCCCTCGATGATCCGATGAAAGCCGCACAAACTATGACGGACTATATGAACATCATGGCGGCAGGAACTGTCGAAGGGTCTGCCGAAATCAGGGAGGTCGCGGAAGCATTGAAACAAACGGGTAGTGTTGCAAAAACATTCGGGGTTGAATTTGCCGAAACAAACTCCCTGATCCAGTTGCTTGACAAATCGGGGAAAAAGGGTTCAGAAGGCGGTATCGCTTTGCGTAACACGATAGTCAAATTGCAGGCTCCGACTACGGACGCGATCAAGCAACTGAAAGCTGCCGGGGTCAATATAAAAACGATGCAAAACCAGTCCCTTTCACTGACTGACCGACTGCGTGCCCTGACTCCGGTCATGCACAACGCTACAATCATGTCCGCGTTGTTCGGAAGTGAAAACCTTGCTTCAGCGATGGCTTTGATTGAGGGTGTAGACCAAATTGACACATGGACGGAAGCGATACAGGGTTCTACTTCTGCGGTCGACATGGCAAATAAACAAATGGATACTTATGCCGAAAAGCAGAAACGTATGCAAGCGTTTATCGACGACCTGAAGATCAGTTTCTTTGAATTTGTAGAACCGATTGCCCCTGCCATTGAAGTTGTGGGAATCTTTGTAGGCGCGCTTGTCACGCTCGGAACTGTCGCATGGTCTATTTCGCAGATCATGTCACTTGGAATAACAAAGATTGCCGGGGTTTGGGTTGCGTCGATGGCTAAAATGGCATTGTCTACAATCGTGGGTAGCCGGCTGATTTCCGTCGCTATCATGGGTATCCCTGTCATCGGCTGGATCGTTGCAATCATAACGGCTGTCATCGCTTTCGTGGCTTTCCTTTATAACAAGTTTGAAGGAGTCCGTGTGTTCCTGTTCGGGCTGTGGGAAGTCCTTAAAACGGGCTTTCTTTCCTTTTTCAAGACGATTCATACCATCCAAATGGGAATCATTGAAATTCTGAATCCGGTTAACTGGTTCAGGGATGACTGGAGCATTGACGACGTATTTGAACGGGTAAAGAAAGAAGTGTTTGACAACGCTGTGGCAGTCGGTCGGGCATGGGAAGAAGGCAAGGAAAAGGGACGGGAAAGCTGGCGGAACAAGGACAAAGTCCCCGGACTTGACAAGTTCCAGCTGGACACCGCACCAGCGGCAGTCAACAAACCGACCACCGTCACAACCTCAACCGGGGGGACTTCCGGGAAAGACGTGGGACTTGGTGGAAAAGGTGGAAGCAGCGTGAGGAATATCACCATGAACGTGACATTCAACAATCATTTCAGGGTTGCGGCAGGTGCGGACATGCGCGATGTTGCGGATAAGGTCAAACGGGAAATTTTAGCGGTGATAACCGATACAGTACCAGCAATAGGATAAAGTTATGACAGGAAATACAGCGTTAAATATTGGTGCATTGTTCACGGAGGTCTTCGGGATTTCATCCCCGATTTATCTTCCGTGGGGACGAACCCTGCAGGATTACGATCCGGGGAAATACATCGGAGTGACAACGATTCCGGATGCCGAAGCCGAAGCATACAGCTGGATGGGGACTCCGGTCATCGGGACGTTTACCCTTGACGGTAACAAGCAATACAGCACCTATAATCCGGACGGGTCACGCGGCACGATGAATATGGCTAGTTTTCCGATGCCGTATGCAACGATCGTGGACTTTTCGCGCTCGATGAACTGTTCAAAAACGAAGGTATTGGGTGTTCACGGAACTGTAAAGGAAGTCTACGGGCTCGACGACTGGAAAATCAATATCCGGGGATTCTGCATAGCAGACAAAAGCCGGGAAGGTTATAAGACGGTTGCCGAACAAGTGAACGCGCTCTGCAAGTTCCGCAAAGTGACGGAAGCGGTCGGAGTTACGGGAAGCATCTTCAACAACAAGGAAATTTACTCCATTGTCATTGATAACATTTCGTTCAATCCGATTCAGGGAAACAGCAGCGTAGTTCCGTTCACGATAGAAGCAACGAGTGATAACCCTTATGAACTGACACTATGAGCTATATGATGTGCAGCCGGATCACATTCCCGGCAAACAAGAGACGCGAGGAACTGGTCATCTATACGATTTCGTCGGTTCACATCGAAAGTTCATGGAAGATGCTGACAGACTCTGCAGAAATAGTCCTTCCCAGGCGTATCAAATACTTTGCCGGAAAAGACCTGAAGGAACTGCTGTCTGCCGGGGATCAGGTGAAGATTGAACTCGGATATGATTCCAACCTGTACACGGAATTTGAAGGATATATATCGCTGATCGGCTGGGGTGTTCCAGTGACGATCCGGTGCGAGGACGAAATGTATAACCTGAAAAGAAAAACAGTGTCCTATTCCGCAAAGAATGTCACACTGAAGAAACTGCTTGCAGACGTTGCCAAAGGCTATGAGGTGAAGACGAACTATGATGCTGAACTTGGTGCGGTACGGTATTCTTCCAGAACGGTCGCGGAAATCCTGAATGACATCCGGAAGAAAACCAACCTCCACTGCTATTTCATCGGCAAAGTCCTGTATTGCGGAAATGTCTATTCCGAAAAGGTCGACACCGAAAAGGTGAAAATCGTACTGGAAAAAAATGCCGTCAGTCAGAACCTGAACGAAACCAACGGTGAGTTTCAGGTCAAGGTTGTCAGCATCGGTGCTGGCGGCAAGAAACTGGAAGCAAAAGCCGGAACGGAAGGAAGTGAGGTCTATAACCTGACTTACAATGAAAAAGGAAAGTCCGTCAAGGTCGAAGACCTGAAGAAGTTCGCCAGAGATTTCTACGAAAGCCTTAAAAAGCAGAAGTACCGCGGGGGCGTCGAACTGTTCGGGATACCTGTCGTCCGCCACGGTATAACGATTGACCTGAAGAGTGAAATAACTCCGGAAATGAACGGATACTATTACGTTGAGAAGGTGACAAAGGATTTCAGTGACGATGCTACATACAGGCAAAAATTAGAGTTGGGAGGACGTGCGGAATGACTACGGATGAACAGTTACGTGATGCGCTTGAAAAATGGCGCGAAGGGGCTAGACAGGCGCAATTGCGCTGGGTAACGGTAGACAAGGTTGATAAAGAAAACAAGGCAATGGATGTGACCGGGGTCATTGACCAGCTTGAATATTATGATGTCCAGTTGGGAATGGGTGCATTATGCATCTATCCGAAACCGGGAACAACTTGTCTGGTCGGAATCATCGAGGGACAGGAGACTGACGCCTTCCTGATTTCTGCTGATGAGGTGGACGAAATTGTGCTGAATGGCGGGACATTGGGCGGACTGGTAAAAGTCGGGGAACTGACGGAACGGCTGAACCTGATTGAAAAGGACATCAATTCATTGAAGCAGAAATTGTCAGGATGGACACCTGTACCGAACGACGGGGGATCGGCTTTGAAAACGGCATTGTCTTCCTACATTTCGGAATCACTAAAAGAGACACAGGTCAGGGACATTGAAAACGAAAGGGTGAAGCAATGAAAGGACTATTACTCGACAAGGATGGTGATATCAGAATTGTCCCCCATAAGGGAAAAGACGGGCTGACCGGGTTCGTAATCGGTGACACTCTGATTCAAAATGCGGCAATCGTGCTTGAGCTGAATCAGGGTGAGTTGAAAGAAGACCCGGTGCTGGGTGCGAACCTGATCCGGTATATCCGTTCACAGGCTGATAAAAGAGCCATTGAGAAACAAATGAAAATCCACCTGAAACGCGCGGGCATTGACTATTCGGAGCTGGTGGATAAAATAAATATTGAAATTACTAACGATTAAAATGATTGAAAATGAAAGCAAGTAACGATCTGATTAAAAAGTTCGGAGTAGACAAAATCATTCACGGACTGATTGGGATGCTCATTTTAGCCGTGTGCGTGGTAGCATCTGTTTTCCTGTTTGGGGTGAGCTTCCCTAGCGTATTGGGCGGCATGGTTTTGGGAACTGTATCCGCATGGCTGGCTGGTAAATGGAAGGAATCGAAAGACGATGTTCCGGATATGGCAGACATCCGGGCGACGGTACGCGGGGCATTATTGGCAGATGCGGTCATATTACTGGTGTGGATAGTCTTCCGCCTGATTTTATAAGTATGTATCATGAAAAGACTACACGTACAGTTATGGATCGCAGTTTTCCTGTCCGTATCCGGAATGATCCTGCTGTTTTGCGGATTTTGGGTAGTACCTACGGGACAGATTGACAACTCGGTTTTAGTCGCCTATGGCGAAGTTTCGACTTTTGCAGGCGCACTCTTCGGAGTTGATTACAGGTATAAATGCAAGTATAAGAAATACATTCAAGGAGAAGACGAAACAGAAAATAAGGAGGAAAAGAAAGATGAATAAACCTACATACATTATCATTCATTGTTCTGCAACACGCGAGGACAAAGATTTCACAGAGAAGCAAATTAATGATTCACACGTAGCCCGTGGCTTTGGAAAATGGGGATACCACTATTATATCCGGAAAGACGGTCGCGTGATTCCCATGCGTGCGGAAAACGAAATCGGGGCACATGATAACTTTATCGTTCCCGGTGAGAAAACCAGTTATAACCGATGTTCAATCGGTATCTGCTATGAGGGCGGACTGGATAAGAACGGCAAGGCAAAGGATACCCGGACGGACGCACAGAAGAAAGCGATGCGCGAGCTCGTTCAGGACATCTGCCACCGCCACGACATTATTGATATCCTCGGGCATCGAGATACCAGTCCGGACAAGAACGGGAACGGCATCGTCGAAAAATGCGAGTGGATGAAAGAATGTCCCTGCTTCGACGTAAAGAGTGAATTTACCTCATTTTTACCACCTGTAATCGTTCGACCGTAATGAAAAAGATACTCGTTTTTTTACTCACAATCGTGGTGCTGTCCGTCTGTTCCTGCCGATCGTCCAAAACGGACACGACCGTCCATCAGGATAACACGGAACAGAAGCAGACGGAACAGGAAGAAGTTTCTACAGACAAAGCGCAGGTCAGCGTAAACAAGAATGTTGAGCGAATGATCGAGATGATGCAGCAAATGGAATTCAACTGGCAGAAGACGAACTATTCGCCACCGGATTCGACCGGGAAACAATACCCGACCTCCACGGAGACAGCGACAGGAACGTCTACCAGACAGGAGAAAGAAACCTATAATGAACAACTTCAGGTACAAATACAGGAAATTCAGGAAACCCTGCTGACATTGAAGGAGCAACTGGAAAAACAGGAGAGGAATGATACAAAGGTCGTTGAAAAGGTCGCGTACATTCCTCCGTGGGCAAAAGCCGTAATAGCAGCCTTTTTTATTGCATTTGTATTTTTTATTTATAAAAATGTAAGATGAAAACAGTAGTACAAGCCGGACAAACCCTGCTGGATATAGCCGTACAGGAATATGGTACAATTGAAGCGGTATTTATGCTTGCAAAGGCAAACGATATGAGCATAACAGACTCCCTTCAAGCCGGACAGCAAATCGAAATACCGGAGAAGGTGTATAACAGTGAACTAGCTGATTACTGCCGGAGGAACTCCGTTTGCCCGGCTACTTCTGAAACCGCGTCGAATGCAATACGATTGAGAATTTTCACTGAACAATTTACCGAACAATTTAAGTAATGGCTAGAACAATCGCAGAAATAAAGAAAGAAATGACGGATGCCTATATGTCTAACAGCATTATCCGGGACATATATGGTATCACAGGTGATGCCGACTTTGATTCGGTGTTTTCTCCCGTGTCAATAGAAAGCACCCTGTTCTACATTTTTGCGGCAACAGCGCACGTCATAGAGCAAATGTTTGACCAGTTCAAGACGGACGTAGAGGAACGGATTGACGCTAATATCATACCGACGGTGCGCTGGTATCATAGCAGTGCGCTGGCTTTTCAGTATGGTGATCCGCTGGTCTATGATCCGGAAAAATACCAGTTCCGGTATTCCGCTATCGACGAAGCCAAACAGCTTGTCAAGTATGTGGCGGTCAAAGATCGCGGGGGAAGTATTCAGATACTCGTGTCCGGAGACGAAGGCGGGCTTCCATGTCCTTTGACCGGGGACGTTCTAACGGCATTTAAAAGCTATATGAATTCGATTAAGATTGCCGGGGTGATTCTCTCTATTCAATCAATGAAAGCGGATGACATCCGTATCAACGCCACCATAGAAGTCGACCCGATGGTTATCAATGCTTCCGGTGTCCGCCTGACGGATGGCAGCAAGCCAGTACTTGCCGCCATCAACGATTATCTGAAAGGCATCGAGTATGGAGGTAAATTCAATAAGACAAAACTTGTTGACGCGATACAGAAGGTTGAAGGAGTACTGGATATCGAACTTGGAGAATGTGCCGCAAAAGCGGCATCCGCTACGGAATATAACGTAATTAAAAATAATAACTATACGGCTGTAGCCGGGTGCTTCATCCTGAACAGCCTTGAAACTTCTCTGACTTATGTGGTATGATTTTGACATTATCAAATACGCGCAGTATGTGCTTCGTCCATCATTAAGGAAAAGGAAGATATTTGCAATTATATCCATCTTCCTTCTCCCTTTAATCTTCATTTACACTCTGTTTAAAAGTTACCGTAAACAGGCTATTGACAAGCTGAATATAAACGGTCAGGTGATATATATCGAGAAAGTTCTAAACGACAGGTTTTTCTTAAAAAACAGGGAAATATACATCACCGATATTGCGGGAAAGGAGTCGTACCTGTATCACCGTAGGGAAGAGCAAATACCGTCCTATCTGCATAAACGGAGCGAAGGGGCGGAAATAAAATATATCCAGCAGCGCGGTGAAGGAAACTATTCAGGGAATTACATGGTGAACATACCGTCGTTTCTGTCAGCGTATGAGGGTGAAATTAAAAATTTGATAGACTATTATAAACCAGCCGGACGAACCTACGTCCTTAAAATATACGAATATGAATAAACTGTTATTTAAAGAAGGCGGGCAGCCATTTTATTTGGATGATTTGGACTTTATGCAAAGCGCATTTGCGGACACTGTGAAAGGAATAGTCAGTACATACGGCAATGTCATTCTTTCCGGGTGTAATGTGCCGCCTCCTATCGCTATTGCCGGACATCCGACGACTTATAGCTGGGAAGAAGGTTATATAGCCATTAACGGGGAAGTTTACAGGGTGGAGGAAGGCAGTTTTCAAGGTGGCTTGAACGCTAACCTATACTGGAAAGTGGTCAGCACGGAAGGTCAAAAGGAAATATATGAAAATACATCCGAAAACAATGTGTATCAATACCGAAAAGTGGAACTCACTGATACGGTTACCTCGTCGGATATTTATGTGTCTGCTTCTTCGGTAAAAAGCATGAATGATTACCTGATGATTTATGAAGAAAAAGAGATTCGTACCAAAGTAAGTGGTGGCATCCCTGAAGATAGTCTTTCGGTCTCTTTTAAAGTGTTCAAAAGCAATCAGGGTTTTGATATCGTTAAAATTAATTTTAGGGCTTTGAAGGCTTTTTCGGGTGCTTCTTCACCGTGGGTATATTATGACTATTATGAAGCAGACCGCAAACCTCAAATTGTTGTAAGGAATGACAATTTTGCCGCAATTCATACTTTCCAACTTGTAAATGGGGCAGCATATATATATGACATATCCAAACAGGAAGCTATAAGAGACTTTCCCGAAGGTTTTTCCTATCAGGTTCAATTTTTAGTAAAGAAGTAATATAATGGCAACAATATACGAATTAAAAAGACGGGCACAGGAACTTTCTGCAAAGAAAGATTCCTTATCCATATCACCTGACGAGGTGGGCGGTTTGATTGATGAGACACTGGATGTCATCAATGAAGCGGAAAAGAATCAGGTGGGACTGGGTATCCGCAATACATATACGACCGTTGCGAAGATGAACGCGGACAGTACTTCCCCGGCTGGCTCTGACGGAAAGCCGTTGAAATTCGGTCAAATTGTGACGGTATATGATGAGAGTCACCCCGATGCAGCCGATAATGGCAACATCTACGCCTTTCAAAATCCGGGCTGGAAACTTGTCAGCACGACAGGTAACCTTTCCGTATACGCAAAAAAAGAAGATGTAGAGACGGCAAAGAAAACGGCAGATGCTGCACAAAAGAAAGCAGATGAAGCCGCAGAATCCGCAAAAAAAGCGAATGAGGATATCGGAAGATTGTCCGATAACGTCGGTACGGAAGAAGCATCGGAAAGCGAAGACGGGACAGTATGGGGTAAACTTAAAAGCCTTTCCGACGATGCCAACAGTACATCACAGGACGTGTCTTCTTTAATGGTAGATTTCGTACATCACTCTACGGAACGCTTCGACGAAATCGCAACAGACTCTTCCATCGTGCTGGAGCAGTCCAGTGCAACCGCTGAAGGCGGTAAGATTGTGTTTATTGCCAGTAAGGGTAAATTTGCCTATTTCGTAGATAACAAATATTATCCAAGTTGGAAAGGTGTTGATAACTATATGAACACCGACCGGACACACCCGCACGAGAATAAAATATACTTGTTCGGCAATAAATCATACATCTACTATGCCGGAACATTACTTTCTGCCGACTCCGACGCGATGCAGCTAGCTGCGTCCGCGGACTTGTCGGCAAAAGCGGCAAAGAAATTGGCTGAAGGTGCACAGACTACCGCGTCTTCCGGCTTGTCGCTGGCGTATAAAGCCCTGTCCGTTATCAATGTCAACGAAATTTGTGGCGGCTCTGTCTATTCCTTGCCCGCAGCTATTGCCGCAATAACGGAAAGGGAGGATGTGGATAATATAACTTACCGCAAACCGGGTATAGTATTAACCTATAAAGTTGCTGATGGTGAATGGGAGTCAAAGCAGTTTGCCGGATCATCCCTTGAAGGTTTTGCCACAGAAACGAACTGGACGGACTTCGGTGGTGCTGGTGGTGACATGACGGGCAAAGGCGCGGTGCTACTGGTCGATGAAATTGCACCACTATCAAGCGGATATTATATTCTTCAAACAGCTATCAATGCCTTGACAGCTTACGAGACAGCGAATGAAACGGAATGTATCAAGCCCGGTGTGGTTATTATCTACCGTACCGGAAAGGAAACATTTGAATCCAAACAGTTGTGCGCGTCCCGTGCCGATTATAATGACTTGGCAGCATGGACTGACTTCGGTTCTACTGCCGGAGGAACTGTCGATACTGATTCCGAAATTATCAAGGACAGCACTAATCCGGTAGCAGGCGGTGCTATTTATGATGCCATGCCCGTTGACGTGGATGGAGAACAGGCAGAAGACGGGACGGTGCGTGTATATATGAAAAATGCGGAAGGAATGCCGCTAGGCGACGGTTTCACCTTTGCAGTCGGAACTGGTGGCGGTGGGGACGTTGCCGGGACAATCGTGTACATCTATCCGCAAAAGACCTCCTTGTATGCCGCACTCGGAACTGACGACCTGACAATCAGGCTTGCGATCATGTCGCGTACCGGATCGGGTGAGATGGTTTCATACAACAACATCGAAACCCTGCAACTGAAAGACAAGTCAACAGGTGAAACGCTTGAAACTTTCAACGTGAACCGGGAAAGTTCCTCGTCAGATACGGACTACACTTTCACGATTCCCGTTAAAAGCTATTTCAGTGAAGCGATGAACCGCAAGTTCGTGGTCGTTGCTACCGATGACGGGGGAAATACCGCACAGAAGACAATCAGCGTCACGGCTGTAAACCTGAAACTTTCGCGCGTATGGGCTTTGTACAAAACATTGCAGGAAGGTTCGGGACTCGTCACCATGACGGACGTGTTCAAACTGTCCTCTGCCAATAAGTCAACCGTTACGGCTCATATCAAAACAGGTGACGAATGGAAGCTGATCTCACAGACCAGCGTGGCTTCTACACGCTCACAGGACTTGCAAATCAACGTTTCGTCTTTGGGACTGAAACATGGTGCATATACTATCAAAGTCGTCGCACAGGACGTGGAATCGGGCGTATGGTCGAACTACCAGTTCTTTGACGTAATGATCGTTAATCCGTCCAGCCTTATGCCTGTTGTCGCGCTGGCACATTCGGAAGACACGGAAACAGCATGGGCTGCTAAACAGTACGCAAACCTCAATATCGAAGTGGCGTGCTATGATCCCGGTCATGTCGCTACCGATGCCCATGTTGAAATACACAAGGTCGCAAAAGTTACCAATACCTCTACCGGAGACAATAGTGAAACCGATACGGTGATGACTACCGTATCAGTAGGACGTAACAGTACATTCAACCTGTCCACCCGTGTTGACGGCTTTTCGATTGCGGACAATATCAGGAACGTGTTGGGTATTTACGGAAAATGCGGAGCTGGAGAAAGCAATACGATCGAGTACTCCGTTAATAGTTCTGTCATTGACATCAACGGTGATTCCAGCTATATGATTTATTTCAATCCGGCAGACAAGGACAATTCGGATCAGGACAAGTCATGGCTGTACGGACTTTACGAAATGAAGCAGAACGGGTTCAACTATTCCACGAATGCCTTTGTCATCGATAAGACCGAAGGAAAAGCGTTCAAGGTTTCGGATGATGCTACCGCATTGTGTACTTATCGTCCCTATAACCGTACCAACATTGAGCAGACCGGATCGACTACCATTATCAAAATAAAGACGCAGAACGCTGCCGATCCTGATGCGAACGTCGTGTCATGCTGGGACGAAGCAAACCAAATCGGATGGCGTATCACTTCAAAATGTGTGTACTTCAAAGCACTCGGAACTGAACTTATCGAACGGTATTTCAAACCGGGTGACATCTACGAGTTTGCCTTCGTCATTGAAAAGGCAAATGCGGAAGAGGACGGCAAAGGCTATATCAAGCTATATTGCGACGGGGACTTGATTGGCGCATCCAAGTATACGGCAGGACAAAGCGCGATCAAGCAGTCCGAACAAATCAGCTTCTCCGGAACAGCCGGGGAACTGTACATGTACCGTTTGCTTTCATGGGAAAAGGAAATGGCTGACGAACAAATCAACGACGAGTTTGTAATCGGGAAGTCCGACACGGACGAAATGATCGCTTTGAACAAAAAGAATGACATCCTTACCGACAACAAAATCGACCTGAACAAAGCACTTGAAATGTGCGACTGTCTGGTGGAAATGCCACATGGGGACTATAAACTTGAAACGCTTGATAACGTAACGGATACGTCCACCAAGATATATACAGACCTGTACCTGTTCTGTAAGGACAAAGGCATGAGCCTTATTTTCGAGAATGTGGAAACGACCAATCAGGGTACGACATCCGCTTTCTATCCGACCTATAAGAACAGGAAATACAAGCTGAAAAAGGCAACCATCCGCGCAATGTATCCGGAACTTGCTCCGCAGGCTTTGCTCGACGCAATCGCAAACAAAAAAATCATTCTACGTGGCAAAAGTATTCCGTTCGACAAAGTCTGCCTGAAGGTCAACTATGCATCACCCGACAAGGTGAACACCCCGATTTCCCGTATCAATAACGATATGCAGAAGGCTTTGGGCGAGGAATACATGACACCAGCGCAAAACGCGTATTATGCGGATGAAAACAACACACTGGACTTGCGTACCTCTATTGATGGTAACAGTGTGCTTGTCTTCAAGTCGGATACCGGGAATATAAACGATGCTTATTTTTGGTGTCGTGGTGACTGGAACATTGACAAGGGTAACCCACCGACTTTCGGCTTCAAGGACGTTCCCGGATACAATGCTGACTGTTTAAGTTATGGCGACTTCACCGACCTTCCGGACGTGACGGAATCCTATTTCATGTCCCATACTGGCGACTATGATCAGGATACGATCTACATGCTTACCAAATCGACGGACGCTTCGTACAAGTTCATGGAATATGTCGACGGGGCATGGAAGAACACAACCGGGACAATCTCTTTTAACGGTAAAAAAACGGTCGTTACCGGGCGTGTCCTGAACCCGGTTGAATGTGTTGAAATGCTCGATTATGAAGGAATGTGCATCTTCGATGACATCGATAACTTCATGACTATGCAATCGACGCACAGCAAGTGGGTGAAAGGCTTGTACGGTGGGGAACTGTCAACGGAAAGCCTTGTCCCGAAATGGACGATGTTCTTTGAATTCCGTACACCGGATAATGATGACATGAGTCTTGCCTACGCGCTTGGAAAGAAGACACCGTACCGCTGGAAACAGTTTTGTGAATGGGTGTATTCATGTAATCCGAAGAACCGTATGGCAGGCGGCAAAATCAGCATCAACGGTGTACAGGTCAGCGACACGATTGAAAACCGATACCGGAAACTGGTTGAGGAAATGGACAAGTATTGCAGCGTGGCTTCTTTCCGCGCGTACTTGGTTCGTATCCTGTATCATTCAGGCGTCGACCAGCTGTCAAAAAACAGCATGTGGGCTTTGTACCTCTGCCCTGACGGTGTTTACCGCTGGTATATGAACCACGATTATGACTCGGACAGTACGAACGGCAAGAATAACTCCGGTATTTTCAAACTTCCGTATAACGTGATGCTTGATACTGTCATGGAAGGGGAAAACGTGTTTGCCGGACGTATGAGTGTCGTATGGCAAGGCATGTGGCGTTATGATCAGGTCGGACTTGCAGCGACCGCAGAGAAAATCCGTACATCGCGCCTTCCGGGTGGCGAGTCTGCCTTCTCCTATGAAGCCGTATTACGTGAATCGGAAGAAAAAGACCACCTGATGATACCCGCAATCGTTGCCTGCCGTGACTCGGTAGCGAAGTATATCACCAATCCGGGCGGTCAGGCGTTCAACGTAATTTCCGGTATGGGTATCCCTTACCGACATTACTACGTGTCTGCCCGTTATGATTTCCTCGATGCGTACTTCGGTGTCAGCACGATCCTGAAGGCAAATAACATGTGCATGTTCCGTGCCATCGGTGAGAACATCAATATCGAAGTGACCGCAAGCGAACAGTGGAAATTGTGGGCGGGATTCAACACGCCTGCTGCACAACAGGGAGCATGGGCGGAAGAAGACGGTTCAAAGGTGACATTCCATTTTGACGGTTCAAACTCATCGAGCGCGATCTATATCATCGGTGCATCAAAGATCAAGTCTTTGGGTGATTTGAGTACTGTCAATATCGACGGTACGCAGGCAAAGGACTTCACTACGCTGATCCGAGTCGAGGAACTGGTATTCGGTAGCAAGCGCGAAGGATATGCCAACAATAGCGTCACAGACCTTCCACTTGGTGAAAAACCGTATATGAGACTCCTGAACGTCGAGAACTTCAAAAAGCTGGTGTCCCTTGACCTGACCGGGGCAACACGCCTTTTGCGTCTGCTGGCATACGGCAGTTCCCTGCAGATTGTCAACTTTGTCGGTGGCTGTCCGGTTCAATATGCGGAATTGCCGACCACCATGACACAATTCAAGTTGATGAACCTCGATAAGTTGAGCTATAAGGGGCTGAATGCGGACACAGGCATCGTTGTTGAATCCATGCCGAACATCACCACACTGCGCGTGGAAAACTGCCCGCTTATTGACGTTGTAAAGATGATACGCGATATAATCGATTCGCAGGAAGGTAATGTCGTATTCCGCCATATCCGTATCACCAACCGTGATTTCATCGGGAACGGTTCGGAAGTGCTGGAAATCCTGCAGCTCGGTATCGGGGGACTGGATGAAAACGGTAATCAGGTAGAGAAGCCCGTACTTACCGGGAACTATCTGCTGGATGAAGTTAT